TGATTTCTGAAGAACTTCGTTCTCAGTAAACGATGGGTCATCATTGTATTGAATGTTAAATGGTAGTTTAGTAGTTTCACTAAACAAGGTAGAAAATTCTGCGATAGTATCTAACGCCGCATTAACCTCTGAATCCATGTCCATTTGGTCATATTGACCATATCTTTGGGCTCTATTGGGTTGTCCCATATAGACTTCTGGTAGCCAACTGCTATATTTTGAACTGGATGCATTGTTTGATGCAGGTCCAGAATCTACAGATGGGCGTGGAACACCATCATATGTTTTAAAGTACTTTTTCCAAGTCATAATTTTATCCTAATTCTATTTATAATAACATATCCCATGTTCATTGTCAACCCTATCCTACTATTGTTTAAACTCGGCGAGTAAAGCGTTTAATGTTGCCATTGTCTTGTTCATTGTTGCTTGAAGTGCCGCATTTTGTTCTTCAGCATTCTTACCCCATGGAGACCAAGACTCGGTCTTCGTGGTACCTAATAATTGTTTGGCTAACATTTCATAGTCAGCAGTTGCCTTTTGAAGGAAATCTTTCGTTAATGTTCCTTTATCTTTCTGCTCATATAAAGATTCTGCTAAATTTAAACTATCTTTCGCAAAAGACCTATGAACGCTTCGGTCTGCCACTAGACTTCCGTCAACTCTTTCAGTGTAACCAGCAATAGACATGAAATCTACGTTTTCGTTGTTGCCAGGTAACATATTGGCCATTATGGTACCGAATTGATATACTCCTCTAGACCAAATGTTGCCAGCCCTCTCCACCGTTATAGCCATATTATTGGCACCGTCTATCAAATTTGCATTGGCAACGATAGTATCTGCATGAACAATGGATGTTACTCGATTAGATTCAGTTAATGCTTCTAAATTTGTAATATATCCTTCCATAACAGAGTTCATCGCACCTTCGCCTCGTGCTAGTGCTTGTATCAATTCGTCTCTAAAGTTTACCACTGCTTTGTCTTCACGAGTGCCGCCACTGATTCCTTGAGCGACTTCTGCCATATTTTGTGCCATAGGATTTATCTGTGCCAATAATTGTAAGATTTCACCATCATTAGCAAATGCGAGACTTCTTGAAGAGCCTTGCCCATATTGTTCCATATAACCTTGAACAACACCAGGCAAATTATTTGCCATGAAACTTTGAAACTGTGCATCTCCGCCTTGGGTAAACTGTCCAGCGGCTTCATTAACAAATTGTATTAGTTGTTGTCCTAATGCATTTCCCGACATTTGCTGAAATATTGCAGTCTGTTGGAACATCGATTCAGAACCTGCTCCCATTCTTGCCGCTAATAAATCTCCTATCGGATTATTCATACCACCTGCAAAAGACATCGCCCCCCTCAGTGAATCTTGCATTGCTTTTGGAAGAGTTAATAACATACCTTTTTCAACGTCACTAAGACTGTTCTTCAATATCGTTGCCGCTTCTTCCATTGAAACTTTTAATACATTTGAAGTTGCCTGTACGTTAGACATGAAACTTTCCATTCCTCTGGCTAAATCTGCATCTGACCTACCTCGAAGTTGTCCTGAAAGTCGTAACGAGTCTAGATATTCTCCAGATATACCAACTACTTGACCAAATTCTAAAGCAAATCTATCCATTAATCCCTCTGGACCTCTGGCCATGCTGTCAACAAAATCTAAAGTACTCTTTACTCCCACTATACCAACAGTTTTTGCAAAATCTTTAGTCATTTCTGCCGCCATACCAAAGGTAAATCCAGTACTACTAATTGTTTTTGCTATTGAGATGAATCCCTCATTCATGCCACCTATTCCATCCATCAAACCTGTTTGACGTAATTCTGATGCCATATCAAATCTTTGTTCAAATCCAACTTGAGATGCTTCTTTTACTGCGCCAATACTCGCCAGAGCGGTGGCGGCTACAGCAGACATTTTCTTCCAGTTTGCTTTTTTCTCTTCGCCGTCTACGGCTTTTTCTGCTTCATCTCTAGACATTCCGGCTGCCAAAAGATTTTCTATTTTTTTAGTATGTATAGTGTGTTGTTTTTGATTTTTAAGCAGTTGGTCAGCGACTTCTTTATCGCTCATTGCCATGCTTTGTAATCCACCAAGGAACTTTTGTCTGTAAGTTTGAGTTTGACCACGTGCAGTTGATTCTGATTTTGCACTTGTGCTTTCAGTCCTATTATTTGTACGAAGTTCAGCCTTAATTGCGGCAAGTTCTTTTGCAGATAACTGTTCGCCACCCTTTACTGCATTGAGTAAATTGAGTATTGACGTGTTTTGTGTTGAAATTTGTCTTAATGTTCCTGCAATTTTCGTTGCTGTAGCCTCAGTAGACCATTGCTGAAGACTGCCGCTTATACCGGTAATAAAAACATCTTGTTCGTCTGCCATTGAAAACCCTCTAAATTGTGTTATAAAACTACGTAGTTATTCTCAAAGATAAATAATTATGATAGTTATGTCTATACTTAATTATTAACTTATTATACTGTATTTATCAAAAGGACAAACAATGAACACCAATGAGAACCCATTATCAAAATATTTCCGTAAACCGGGAATATATGTACAAATTCCAACCGGTGGCAGATTTAATCCAGAAATAGAAAAAACTGTATTGGACGAGTTACCTATACTTCCGATGACTGCTATTGATGAAATATCAATGCAGAATCCCGATGAACTACTTAACGGCGAGGCACTCATAAATCTCATCAAAAGTTGTGTTCCGGTGATTCCAAATCCAAGGAATTTATGCAATGTTGATGCAGAAATGATATATCTAGCAATCAAATATGCAACGTATGGCAAAAACGTTCAACATACCCACACTTGCTCTGAGTGTAAAGAAAAGGCAGATTACAATATAGATATCAATCATATTCTTGAAAAGTTTCCAGAAATAACTGAAATTCCTCCAATTGAACATGAAGATTTAAAAATATTTATAACTCCGCCAAAATTAGACAGTCTAACAACACTGGCTCTAATGGAAGTTGAACAATCTCGCATATTAAACAAAATCAAAGAAACAGGAGAAAGTGATGATAGCGATGAAATTGCTATGGCAAAACAATTTGCTCTCAGTTTCAGAAAAGTATCAAAACAGAACATAGACCTATTAATAAGTTCTATCGACAGAATTGAAACACCTGACCAAGTTGTTACTGACAATACAATGATTGAAGAATTTATGGAAAATGTTCCAAGTAAGGTCGTAAACGATGTAAACAAGGCGGTAAGTGTTGCATCTCCAAATTTACAAGACATATCAACGTTTGAATTTGCTTGTGAGGCATGCAAAAGCAAGGAGAAAGTTACTTTCCAACTAAATCCTGTAAATTTTTCCTCGGCTGGTTAAAGACTGCCAGCGACACTGAAGTAATAGAGAAACAAGAGTCTTATAAGAAATCACTTGAATCTCTACACAAATCCTTGTATAAACTAACTTGGTATATGCGTGGTGGCGTCAGTATATCTGAACTCCATGATATGCCTATTAATCATATAACGTATCTAAATGATATAGTTTCTGAGAATTTTGAGATGAGTAAGAAGGCTGGCGTACCTATTTTATAAAAAAATACAAAAAAGTTACAAAAAGGGTTGACATCCCTTTTCCTTTGTGTTAGTATGTTCAACATAACTAATATAAATCGATTCAAATCTAATACAAATCCCCAAAGAACTAATAAAGAACTAATACGGCATTACATAGTGGAACTGTTAGTCGGGATGCCGACTCGGGATTGAGGGCGTATATTTTACATACGTTCGGATAAGTTGGGTGAACTCCGACACTGCTTCTCGTTAACCACAAAATTGTTTGTATCAAAACATTCAATACTCTAAAGGTATTGAATGACTAGTATTTACCGTACAGAAATGTACAAACCGCAGGTAGGTTAAAAACACTACCAACTTTGATGATATTTTATTCTATGTGGATTATTCAAAGTGCCGTTGGGTCGAAAGACGCAATACTAAGTTACGAGGGAATCGCCAACCGACCTCGCCATTGCTAGTGGCTAACTTAGACATAGAGTCTGATGAACTTGACAAGTATCTCAGCAGTTGCCCAGTCGGATGGGCAATTGTGTCTTCCGAACTGACAAGCGGATAAATAATATTGAATTGAAAAAAGAAATATCGAGGAAATCGAAGATTTCCGAAGATATTAGGTCTTTAGACCTATTAGAATGAGAACACCATGAGTGAATGGACATATAAAAATAAAGTTGTAGATGAATTACCTGAGAATGTTGAGGGATTTGTGTATATAATTACAAATCTTGTAGATAATCGTAAGTACATTGGTAAGAAGTTATCACGATTTAAAACAACAAAACCACCTCTTAAAGGCAGAAAGAACAAAAGACGTGGATATAAAGAAAGTGATTGGAGAACTTATTGGGGTTCTTCTGACTATTTAAATGCCGATGTAAAAAAATTAGGCCAAGATAAATTTACACGTGAAATACTCCACTACTGTCCTAGTCGTGGTGCAATGAGTTACCTAGAAGCAAAAGAACAATTTGACCGAAGAGTCTTAGAAACAGATGAATACTATAATGGTATTATCAATGTACGAGTGGGAAGTTCAAAAATTCTTACTGAGTATCTAAAAAGCCTTAAACAAAAAATATAGGCGCCAATAACCACTGATATATTCCTAAGAAATCAATAGCCAAGAAGAAACTATTCTGAAAAATCATTGGCTTATCCTTTAATCTTAAAAATACGAACAGCACAGTCATATGTCCTGTTGCGAATAATGGAAAAGCCCATTTAGATTGTTCTATATTCAGAGATATCAATACTCCAGCAAGAACAAACATAAATGTCGCAAACCATTTCAAATTTTCATAGTTTTTACTAGTCATTGGGATTTCTCTCATAAAGATACGTTGATGTATTTAGACAAAAAAGAAAAAACCCGATACCATTTCTGGTACCGGGCCTTTTGTCGAACTCCTCTATCGTTCTGATAGAGTATCAACTAGAGGCCAGTGTCGATGAGAGAGGTTTAGAGGAGACATAGGCTTCCGTTGATTATATAATACTAACATACTGGACCATCAAAGTCAAGTGGTTTTAGTATTTTTTTTACATATTATTCTTTTTTTCTTGGATTTCTGCTCTACGTACCTTAGTAAGTTTGCCAAGATTACCTAATGCCTTTCTGGCACGAGCGGCTGAGGCTTTTACACCCTTTTCTTCAAACTTAGCATTTTCTGCCTGGTAAGTTTCAACTGCTTCCATAATTTCTGCATTTGTACTCATATATTTCTCCTATATTGTAGTGGTAGTTTCCTCTTCATGAGAAAAACTTGTAAAACCATTCTCTTTTATTACATTTAGAACGCTTTGTACACGCCCTTGCAATTCGTCTTTGTGTGATATCAAATACACACTTCTATTTCCATCTCTTGCCATCTTCTTAAGAACAGCAAGTGAGGACTCGACACCATTGGTGTCTAATCCGCTATCTATCAATTCATCAACAAATAACACGTTAATTGTGCTGTATAATGACTCAAATATGTCACGGAAACTCCAACTTAAACCTAGTATAAGTCGATTCCTTTCACCTCTAGATAAGTTATCAAAGTCTAAATCACGACCCATTTCAGTGATTTCTACTGTTAAATCGCTTTGGAATACAACATCATGTGGTAATCCTAGTCGGTCTAAGTACCTTGCTAGACGTTGATTTAAATAACTTAAATTCTGGTCTATAATCTTTTTACGTATAAAACTGTCTTTGTTAGTTAGTAATTTTAATAAGAATTCTTGGTGTTCCTGCAAAGAAACCAATGAATTCATGTGTCCATAGTCTACTTCTTCTAAGGCACTATCACGCATATCTGCTATTTGTTCTGCGTATGGGTCCTCAGTGTTCTTGTTTAGTTCTATTTGTTCTGCTAATTTCTCTACAGAAGTTTGATGTTCGTAAGCATCAGATAATGTCTGATAGAAAGTAACAGGTTTCTCGCCAATATCTCCGATACCCTCGATTAAAGTATTGTGTTCAGTCCATGAAGTTTGATTTACGGTAAGTTGGTCTACTGCTTCCTTCCTCAGTGTATTTTTATTTGTCAGTATCTCGCCTTGTTTCTCATCATGAATTTCTTGACCACAAGCATGACATTTGTGTTCTTCAATTAATTTTATTTCGTTATCTAATCTTTCTATTAGTTTATTTTGTTTTGAGTTGTCAGACTCGATGCTATCAATCCAAGAAGTTGCTGTAGATTTTGCCGTCATATTTTCATTATATGTAACTAACAAAGCATGGTTCTTTAGTTCAGATTCTATATCTAAATGTGTTAATGAAGATAGTTCGGTTTGTAATGTTACTAAATCTGTTGTTTGTTTATTTGTCCAAACTTTCTGTCTACGTTCAATGTCTTTGATGCTTTTAAGAATACGAGCATTCGTATCTTCTTTGCCTTTGAGTGAGTATTCTTCTTCTTTTATTTGCTCTCTTGTGTTCTTTGAAATCTCTTTGAGTGCTTCTGCTTTACGAGAGAGTTCTGTAATTCCTAGAAGTTCTTCGATAAGTTCACGTTGGTCACCAGCACGTAATGCCAGGAACGGCTCGGTATAAGTATTCAATGCAATAATATGTTTGAACATTGCATGAGAAAGACCAATAATGCTCTCAACTTCAACTTGAGTCAATCGCATCTCTCCTTGACCTGCATTCTCTACGTTATTATCACCGAGTTCCATACCATCACGCATAAAATGAAATACATTAGGAGAACGACCACGTTCAATTCTATATTCATTTCCGTTGTATGTGAAATCAACAGTAACCATCATACCTTTACCATTGGTTTTGTTGATTAGATTGTTCTGTTTAATATTTGTAAGTGCTTTGCCATATAAACCGTACGATAACGCATTGATTAAAGTGGTCTTACCAGTTCCGTTTCTTGCACCATCACTACCTAAATCAACATTATTACCCAAAACTAAAGTTAGTTCATTTTGGTTTAATGTTACAGCCTGGGTTACGTTGCCCACACTCATAAAATTTCTTATTGTTATATTCTTAATTATTAGCAAACTTATACCTCTCTTGCGTATGTTCCATGTTGTATCGGGTCAATCGACAATTCGTTGACATTGATATACTCTGGTTGATTGATTGCCCATACTACTAACTCTGCAATGTATTCGACATCAATCAGTTTTCTGTCAGGATGTTTCTTCATCACACTTGATGTTGTTAAACTTCCTGGCGAAATTAGTGTTGTTTTTATATTACTACCACCCATTGCTTTATAAGTCAAATCTCTATTATAGGCTTTGAGTGCTTTCTTTTCTGTTGGATATCTCCAACTTCTTCCCTTTACTCCAGTGTCAGCAGTTGACCCTATGTTTATAATATGTCCCTTTCTTTCTGCTAATTCCATTGCATTAAAAATGCTCTCAGCAATCATAACTTGCTGGAATTTCCATATTGCAGAGTTGTTTATAAAGACATCAAAGTTTTCATTGATATAATACTCTGCTAATTTGTGTTGTCCATCGTTGGTATCTAACTGATAGCCATTACTTCTACTTGCAGTTTCGTACTCGATGTCAGGCATTGTGTCAAACAGATTGCACATAGCCTCACACAAGCCGTACTTACGACTTCCTGTAATTAGTATCTTCTTCATAAATTATTATAAATCTCAATAAGTACATTTTTGTCAAAACTACCATTATCATCTAATGATGCTAACTGCGAAACGACAATTTCATCTATTGTTTCAAAATGTATTTCAGCACCAGTATCGTTTTCGTGTTCATTGCTTTTGAGTGGTACTAATGTTACATCTCGTAACTTGTATGTTTCTACAAATGTATCCTTAATAAAATTTGCTTCTTCGTAAGAAATATCAATATCTAGTGTTATCTTTACATTTGTTTTAGGTAATAGATATTCATCTGGTGCATCTAATAACGTTGATAGTGCTATTGTTCTGTACTTTGGTGCATCTTTCCAAGTGAAGAACTCTGGTTCTTTATCCCACTCTAAGTACATCCATCCTCTATCATCATCCCAGTTGTCTGAGAAGTTGTGAGGAAACGCATTACCAATATAAATTACGTTATCTTTTACTTGACGTTTATGAAAGTGTCCAGTGAATACATAATCTTGATTCTTGAACATATTGCCTTTTAACCCACCGGTGTCTGGCATTTCTATCATTGCATTGAGTTGAAATGTAGGTAACTCTAAATGAGCAAAGATGTATTTTGATTCTAATCTGGGAATTTTCTTCCATTCGTCACCGACTAACCATGGAACAATACCAACATTACCCTCGACTAGTGTATCTCTGACTAAGACCACATTAGGAAGGTCGTCAATGAATTCCATAGAATTCACATCACGTGTTTCACGGTAGAATAGGTCGTGATTGCCCAAGATGACATAAACTTTATTGAATGCTTTGCTTAGTCTACGTAGACCAGCAAGACTATATTTCATCGTTGATATGTTTAGACTTGACCTGTTGTGGTGCCAATCGCCTAAGAATATACAAGTTTCACAATCTCTTTTCTTTGCGTCCTCGATAAACCAATCAATGAAATCTAAACAATCCTCATTATGTTGTTTTGCGTTGTTCTTCATACCCCAATGGATATCTGTAAAACAAGCGGCTTTCTTAAATAGGTTATTAGTCATTGTCGGCATAAATCTCTTTAATGGTTTCTGTTGGAATAGCATCGTCTGTAATTTTTGTTTTTACGACTTTCTGCCAACGCTCCTGAGATTTCATTTCGTGTGCAAGTTGTCTTGTCCAACTTGGTGCCTGGCCTGCTTTTTCCAGCAAGTCATCACGAATGCCTTGATTTTTCTTTTCTATATTAAGTACACGAGTGAACGAATTGTTTACTACCGTTGTGTAGTAAGCAAATGGATTATCACTCTTGTCTTCGTTAAATTGTAGTCCAATTTGTGCTAATTGGAGCAATGCTTGTCCTCTCATTTCATCAATATATGTGTATCCTCGCCAGTTTGACCTCTGAGAGTATCTTTCTACTAGTTTGATATACATCGTTGCCAATACGGCTGTGATTTTACCAGCACTTAAATCAAATTCTTTCTCTTTGTTGTAATGTGAAATCCCCACTTCATTGATTTTCTCGTCTGCATAAGTATAGTGTTTGAATGCAGGAAATGGTAATTTTACCTTATGGTCTGCTGGTGTCTTTGGGTTTGCTTTACGACCTGGTTCATCGGGTATGTGGTCGAATCCCATTACACGAAATATAATCTCGTCTTCCGTGAAAGAAGCAGGGTCAACTTCAAAATCTACCTGTTTCTTCTTTCTATCCTCATTAGCATCCCAAGCCAATTTCTGTAAACGTTTTGCTTTATTTTGTCTTGCTTGTTCTACCGCATCAGGGATTTCGTTAGTTGAATACAGTATCATATCATGCTGGTGATGTTTATCTCTATCTTCAAACCAACAATAGTTTGACTTAGAGATATGTATCTGTTTCAACATATCCTTGTTATTTAAGTAGTTTTGTCGTCTTGCCATAGTCTATTCTCCTAATATTACAACAATTATAACATAAAAACTTGACGGTTGTCAAGCATATAAACACTATATATAGTAAAAAGTTACTGGACCAGAAACTTCGCATATAATACAACGATAAATACTGTTATAATGATTTAGGAGTAAAAGACATGGCAAGTCCATATTATACAAAACAACCAGTATACTTAGAAGACCCTAGTGGTAGATTCGACAATATCTTACCGTATGCAGAAGAACGTCTAGACAAGTTCGAAGATTATGAAGGTCCCCAAGGTAGATATACTACTCAAGAAGCAAAGAAGAAGTTGAGAAAAACAAGACTTAATTTTCCGTATACGCCCACTACTTCTATAATCAATAGTGCAAACTATGGAGAGTATGTCATGACTCATAGTAACTTTCAACAACGTGCCTTTGAGAGCCATACAAATATGGAAATCAACATAACCGCACCAATGATTGTGAGAGATATTGCAGAAGCCGAATATGTATACAGAGCATCAGTGTGGATTAGAAGTACAATGAAAATGTCCTGGTTGAAAGACGATAATCCTGGTATGCCACCACCGATATTGCGATTTAACGCACACGGAATATATGAAGATGTACCTTGTGTTATTCGTGACTTTACTTGGAACCTAGATTCAGATATAGATTATCTAGAAATACCAGACCCGACACCATTTTGGTTTAATCCTAAAGATGAAAGAGGACAATTTCTGAAGAAATTAAAAATAATAAGAGTACCAGTTACGAATATGTTTGTACTGACATTACAAGTCACACACTCACCTAAGAGTATAAGAGAACACTTTAGTGTTAAAGATTATCTTAAGGGTAACTTAAAGAATAAAGGTTATGTATAAAAAGGACTAAAGATATGTATAAAGAAGAATCACCATGGAATAGAACAGCAATCATAGACGATACTGTACTAGATATAATGAAAAAGAGGTTTATCTATAGAGACCCATACGATGAAAGTTACACTATACCTCAAGAATTTGACGAACGTCCAGACTTGTGCAGTTATGAGATGTATGATACTGCAAAGTATTGGTGGGTATTTGCTACTAGAAATCCAGACATTATAATTGACCCTATTAGAGATTTTTCTGCAGGAAAAATAATAAAAATTCCAAGCAAAGATAATATTAGTAACATGGCGTAAAACAATGGATAATACTGCAACGACTTACCTAAAAGACCTCGTAGATAGTCACACATTCATTGAAAACCCCCTTGATGTATTTGATTCCTACACCTACACCTTAGAGTGGTTTGTATGTGACCGTGAAGCAACGAGAAAATTCTCTTTAGGTGAAGCCTTTGACATGAGTGACATTATTACAAATGCTTGGCCAGGAGATAGTGACAACTATATAACAATAGCAAAAACTGGAGTTACCACTGAGTTCAATATAACTGACTTAACAGTAGATTCTGTAGGTGTGGGCAATGGCGATTACAGCAAGATTGCTGGAACGGCATACAGAGTAAATTTCACTGTAACACAAGTTGGAAACACAAGTCTATCAGATAGTTTGCAAAACGTAGTTGCACTATGTGGATTTACTGGAATTGGTAATGCTGAGTATTTTATTAAAATCAATTTCGTAGGTCATAATGCAGATGGCGTAGAAACAAAAATCAACCAAACAAAAGTTATACCATTTAAACTTATAGACTATCAACAATTAAACACCACTTCAGACGCAAGAGGAACAACTACAGTACTTAGTGGTCAAGTACCTGCTGATAAAGTTGTAATGGATAGTGATGTTTCACTCATTGAGCATCCCTTTGAATATCCCATTGGTGATACTCTAGAGGATACTTTAAACAACTTCTTTACGGCATTAAACAAACAGATTGGTGATAAAAATACAATGCTTAAATCAGAAATGAAACACACATATAGTTATGAATTTTCTGAACAGATGAAAAAAGATGGATTAACTGCAGGTAGTATGAAAGGTGAAGGACTTTATTATATTAAAACCACCAAAACCAAGGATGATAAGAAAACTAGTGTTGGAACTATAGAATCAAGAGTAGCAAACCTTGAAAAAGCAGATACAGATAAGGCAAAAATAAATACAAAATTCGAAGCAGGTAGACATGTAGGGGGCAATGTGGCCGGTAGTCATATCTACACGATATTAGAAGAAATATGTTTTCATTCTGAGGGTCTTAAAAAAGAAGCAAGAGAAAATAAGCCAAGTATGTCAAAACTTCCTAAAATTACTCCACATTTGGCTATGAAAATTGGAGGATATAATCCAGTAAAAGGAACACAAGCATATGATGTTTTATTTTATATAGACTATGAAAAGAAACTAGTGTATCATAACATGGCAGATAAATTCAACAAGATGAGAAACGCAAAGGATATAGTCCAAGGAATATTTGATACTGGACATGTAAATAAAAAATATGATTATCTATTCACTGGAAATAATGACCAAATATTAGATTTTAATATCTCACTAGATGCTGAGTTAACAAAAATATACTCAGAACCAGAAGATTTGTATGCCTATGAATATTTCAAAAAAGGAGGATTGGAAGGCTTAAATCTAAATGAAGAAGAAAAGAAAATGATGGATGCTGTTGGGAAAGAACTTAAAGATGACCATGAGATATTTCAAAGAGACTCAAATAATAGTAAGAGTGCTATTGCTAACCTTAAAAATGCAGAAGAATCATTAAGGCTTGATATCATCAATGCTATTGGTAAAGGGAATAGATTTGAGGCTCAAAAAGTTGAAAATATGACGTTGGACCAACTTCTAAAATATATTGGTGACCCAATTGATGATGTAGTTGTAACAAAATCTAAAAAATTATCACAACATCCTAGGGCTGTTATAAATCGTGAAAGAGATGCAAAGAATGCCAGACTAGAGGCAGAGGCAGCCGACCCATTTAGTGACGTGAAGAAAGAGATTAATTATGGAGCAAGGCTGAAGGATAGAGAAAGCCTGAAAGATACGATTGCAGAGTTGGCTGAAAAACAGAAAAAAAGCGATACTGCATTCAATGAGAGCAGAAGTGAATATACAGACCAACTTAATGATATAATGGCTACGAAAATCAATAACAAGATTGAATCAGGACTTAGCCAGGCAGGACAAGCAGTATTTGAGAATATTAAGATGAAGACAGTTATATCTAATGGAAAAAACTTGATACTTGCAGAAAATCTAGATAGAGACTTCATTAGTAAACTATCTAATGGAGATTTCGAAACTATACTTGCATCACAGGCAAGCAATCCAATTACATTTAGAAGATTAGTTGGAAATACTGCTGATAATGTCACTAATAAAAGCCAAGTAACTTTGACCTCTAGCACAACATCCGAAGATAAGGCACATATTACAATGGCAAGAGAGAAATATTACGAAGCAAAAGGTGGAAGACTGAGTATGAACAAAGCAGACATGACTATTAAGGGTGACCCTTTTTGGTTAGAAGGAAACTCGCCACCACAAAGCAAGAAAAAGATTTTTGGTAATAACGGTTCCTCGAAAGAGTTTCATGAGGTAACTAACATAAATGGGTTCCCACATCTAATACTGAAATCTGGAATAGCAAAGGGTGTTGACGAAAATGAAAACATGATGACTAGAACTATGGTTTTTAGTTTATACATAGTCACCACAATAACAAGTACTTTTAGCAACGGTGTGTTTCAACAGTCATTACATCTGGTAAAAGTTCCTGAAGCAGAACATTTTCCATCTGAGACTACCAAAGTTAAAGTGCATGAAGTAGATGATAGGAACTATCCTAATATACACGACGGAGAGCCTATCATTGATTCAGAAGCAACCGGTCCTATAGAAATCGTAGAAACGAACAAAATAATTAACGAACATATTGGGTTGCACAGTGGCGAACCGGTAATAGTGAAGATTAAAGATTATATCATAAAATCATTAGGAGAAATGAGAGCGGCGCAAATTGAAAAAGAAAATGAAAAGTTAGATAACAAAACAGAGAGTATTAAAACCAATACCACCAATATGGTTGCAGGAAATCCTCCAGTAATTAACTACACTAACGATGGAATTATTAGACAAGCAGAGGCGGCGCATTATATGGAAAAAGTTAAAGGGATAAAAAAACAATGCGAAGGCGGAAATCAAAGTGTTTGTGACCAATTAGAAAATTCTAAGAATGATATATTAGCACCGTTTGGACTAACCACGGATGATATAGGAAAGTTATCAACAGCAACGACAATGAACAATGCGATTAATAATGCAATAGCCGGTGGGGCAGTCGTAAGTCAATATGAAGTTGCAATGTTGCAACATACTGCTGGAATTCCTCTTAACATTACAGGACATGACCCAGAAGATATAGAACGAATAATCAGAGATTATACAAACGAAAGAACACCAACGTATCATTTTAGTTCTCTACCATTGGGAGCAAGTCTAGACAATGCTATTTTGTCTGGCGAATCGCTACTTAATGTCGAAGAAACAGAAGATGTAAATATTAATACAGATGCTAAAACGTGGGATGAGAAAAAAGCATATGACGACCAAATAAGATATCCAAATTCAAACAACGATTGGAAAAATACTTATTGGTTTAAAGAAAAAGTTAATGAAATAACAGACGAGTCTTGTCCTAAAGAAAAATTTAATCCAGATACAAGAAGACTAGAATGTACAGGAATTAAAGAAGGTACTCTAACTGATGATGAAGTAAGTGCAATAAATTCTAAAGTTGATGAACTTGATGAGATTATATTTGCCGGCTCATTAAGAGACCAGCATGGTGCTGGATTAATACCCGAATTACTTGCGGAACAATATCTATGGACAGATAATGCAAATGAAATGCTTAATAATCAGTTAGATATTAAAGAATTAGTTCTTAATGTTACAGATAAGGTTTTAATAAAAAATGCGTTAGCGGACAAAATTAATTCTTCTGTAATGTTAGATGGACTTACTGATGACGAGTATCAAAAAGCCACTGGTTTAGTTAACGATATCAATGCTATCAATTCATCAGCAACAGATGGAAGTCATCGTAGTGACTTGACTTCGGCTGTACATGTTGGTAAACTTCAACATGAATTAGCGACCTTATCAGCAGACGCAACTCTATCCAACACAAATCTAGATGGATATTATTTTGATAGTACACATCGAGATGTAGAAATTAAAAATCTAGAAGAACTTGAATTACAGATGGCAATAAAGGACCTTACTCTACCAGCAGAAAATATGACTAATGTGGCAACTATGGTAGATTCTAATGGAGATACAACTTATATTCCAATAAAAAATCCAGTTGACCAAATTGAGGTCGACCAAGCACCAATCTTGGTGAAAACAGACATTAACACTGCGGATATTATATTACCGGGAAGTTTAACAAACTCAAGATTTTCCAAGGATTATGTAGGAGGTGTTGGTTGGCGATATGCAATGCAGAATCCTGATAAGGTTGACCAATATAGAGAGGCTAAAAAGATATACCAAATATTAGTTAGTAGTGATTATGGAGACATGACTACTGTGACTGACGATTTGGGACAGAATATTCAAGTTAAAGACTTTAGTAACATTGGACCAATTACATACACTGATGCAAATGGAGTCTCACAAACAATTAGTAATCCTAGTGCATATTTTGGCATACATACGACTACATACAATGATATAAATCCATCATATGCAAAAGACTATAATGTTTTAATGGGAAAAGTTGCAGATTTATTTCCAGATATCATATCAGGACAAAAGAGCCAACTTATAGATGGTAAACTTCCTAAAGATAATGATGGGTCGCTTATGTTAACATTAACAGGTGATAAATTTTATATCGACAAGTAATAAAGGAGAAAAATATGTCAGGTAGAGGAAATTCATTAGTAAATGCACTTAACAAAGAGAAGAACTCATCAAAAGTTCTTGGCCATCTAGGAAATGGAGTATACAAGGCTGTTGTTATTACGGAAAACTCACTTGGTGAGAAATTTATTGACCCTACAGGACAAGGCATTATAGCCGCATATGTTCCTGCACTAGGAGATAGTCCAGACGAGCCAAGATATTTTAGACATGCACAAACAGGTGCATTGTTTAATGTTCCAGACAAAACAGGCACTACAATTCTTGTGTTCTTCGCTGATAATGGTAACTTAACAGAGGGATTTTGGTTCGCAACATCAACCGATATAGTTGACATAGTTAGTGGTGGTGCTTCTGGAAAAGGTAAAGTTGATGGAAGTGGCTTGGGTGAAGGTCTTTTTGCTGACACACCAACAATGAAATCACCAGAAGACCAACACGATGTAGAACTGGATGCCGAAACATTACCAAACAGTCCAACAAATAAGATAATTGCTGACCAAGGAACATTTAGTGATACTCTAAGAGGAACAACAACTACAACTCCTCGTAGAGATGCCGCATATGACAGAACACAGCATTCTAAAGTTATGGGAATTAAATCATCAGGTGGGTCTTCTTTTTCTATAGATGATGGAAGTGTCGGTGAAGATGGAACAATTCATCCTGAGCAAATAAGAATAGTAACTTCTTCGGGTGCTGGAGTTATATTAGATGGCGGAAATGATTTTATTTACGTTGTTAACAGTTCTGGTTCTGGATGGGTAGAGATTGGGGCAAGTGGCGAAGTTATGGTATATGCAGAAGGCTCGTTAAATATGAGAACCGAGAAAGACTTCAATGTTCGAGCCGATAAAAATATAAATCTTGAAGCAAAAGAAAACGTCAATATTAAGAGCATCGAAGGAAATACTAAAGTTAATTCAGATAAAGAAATACATTTACGAAGTAAAGGCAATACAATGTTACAGACTGAATCAACTCTTAATGTGAATGTTGGAGTTAATGGTATTGTAACAACTGGTGGTAAATTGCACTTGAATGGTCCAACTGCACCAGAATCAGAACTTATTCTAGTTACAGAACATCCAGATATGCAAGATTTAGCATGTACAATAGTTAAAGATACTATTGTATCTGAAATGCC